TCATATGGGATATGATTAGTTGTATAGTCCATCTTATTTCTCCTTTTACCTAACCAATTCTATAAGTGTCCTAGCCTGCTCAGTACCAGGCAAGAACACAGCTAGAATTCCACACACCAAAAATATTATTATTGTAACTCCTGCAGCCTTGATAAGAAATTCATCATACCCACCAGATTCTTTTACCTCAGTTTCTATTATTAAGAACATAACCGCTATTACTAGATTAATTATTGATATTATACTTAGTATTAATCTGACTATATCTAGTTTCATGATCATGTATGTGTATAGTATAGACATAGTGCACCTCCCTAATCAAGTACTTCTACCTTATGACAAACCCAGCTACCTTTAGGAGCTGGTCTTAGATCATTCCATGATACCAAACGTTCGAGCATTCTGTGTACTCCCATAGGAGATGCACCACAACATTTTAATACTCTTTCAGGTCGTCTGGGAGTATCAAGTAGTTTAACTCTAATTATTCTAATGTTATCCCTAGGTAGATCTTCTTTGTAGATAAACCATTCTGCATAGGATCTATCTTCAAATACGAAAAAACCTTCGGTTCTCTTGTCAGCTTCTAATATCTTCCCTTTCCTATATCGTGGAAAGAGTAGTGGATAAAGTTTGTTGAGTTCTAGTATTTTACTATTTTCTACATGCTTTCTGTAAATTGCTAAGTTAGTACCCAGTCTAGTATACTTTTCAACTACTTTCCAAGCAGTATCCCCTTTTTGCATTTTGCTCTTCCTTATTTACTAAGTTTATTGGAGTAGGGAGTTATCCCTACTCCAAGTTAGAGTTAATTATTTAGGAACTATAAACTTCTTCACATAGTTCCTATCCCCATACTCCTCGTCATTCTCAATTCCCAAGATAGCCCAACCAGTTTTACCAGCTAAATCATTCTCTACATTTAGCTTCTTAGAGTGATCAACCTTGAAAGCTTCAAAGAAGCACTTCAACTGCCACTTGCAGGAGTTGAGTTGTTTAGCGTTCATGCCCTTGTAGGGTAGGCGCAAGAATTTAGTAAACTCCTTGGCGGTAGGAACATCCGGAATTTCAAAAGTGGGAAGAATGTAGGGATTACCATTCTTGTCATTATCACTTTTACAACCAACGATCCTAATCTTATACTCCTCATTAGCAGGAACGACACTAGGTTCTTGGGCATCACTTAAATCAAGGTCTAAAATACTCATCTAAATTTCCTCCCTCTTTAATTCGGTTTACTTTTAGACTACATTCTCATCTAATTTGTGATCACCACACCAGTCAGTCTTAAAGACTACTGGATATCCATTCAAGGTTGGAGAGCGTCTCCTACATCTTCCAATAGTAGTTTCTTTATCTCTACTCTCCTTAACTACAAAATACATACAAGTTTTACACAACATACCTTTACTTCTGTGTTTCCACGGATCTCTACTCATCATTACTCCTTTCTTCATCAAGAATGAGATCAATTAGTGGCTTGTCATCACTAGGCAAACCGGCCTTATCCAAAATCTTTTTTAGGTTAGGTTCTTCATAAGTTTCCAACAAACCATCAGCTTTCAACCTACTCCTGGCAGGGTAGTCATCTATATTCTCAGTTAAGAGTTTATAGCTAACACCCTTAGAAGTCTCCTCAGTGACAGCAGTGTAGATTTCACTGAAGAGGGTAGGTAGAATAACTGCTCCATCACCTCTAGTTAGGAAACGCCAGCGTAGTCTTCCTCTCATCTGATCTTCACGTGCAATAAGGTGGCCAGTCAAGACAAAGTTGCAGGGAAGATTCATCATCTTCCTAATATACGCTCGCATTTCTAACTTCTCATAGTGGTAGTGAGATTTGTAATCTGGTATTGCCTTCGGATCACCTCCTTTCTTTACTAATAATGCACTTAATAGTGCTGAGTCCCAAGTAGTTGCGGAGTCTAACCAGTATGTAGCGAAGTGGTCAAAGTATCCATTCTCATACCTATAATCAAACTCCTTATACCACTCCATATAGGCAGTAGGGTCGAGTAAATCTTCCCTCTCATACCTAGTATCAACAATAATCTCACCTCTTTCAATCCACTTCCTAAGTCCAACCGTTCCTCCTGGGTCGAAGGAGTCTATGTGGACTGGTTTAGGGGCGGTTCTAGCTAGGAATGTTTTGCCAGAACCATGTTCGCCAAGTAGTAGGAGATTGAACTTCCTTTGGGAGACATCCTCCTCATACATCTTCCTTATCTTACTTACTTCCGCTTTGATGTCCAAGCTCATTAGTTTCCTCCTTTTCTTTTATCTTTTCTAAAATATGAGTTACAACACTATTACAGTTGACACAGTGGTAGTAATACTTTGATTTCCTAACTGGTCTCCAAGTAGTTGGATTACACTTGTGACAAGAAGATAATTCTACTCTCTTATCCATCTCCCTTCCTCCCAAATTCTAATCTAACTACCTTACTAGCAGTTTCTTCTCTAGTAGAGGGGTTCCAAAAATCTATCTCAAACCCTATAGGTGGTTCAAAACAATGTTGGAGAGGGTTAGACCAGGTTAGGCAGAAGTCGTGGTAGGGACAGAGTCTAAAATATTTGGTACAGTTTTCAGTTCTACGAGGAAAGGCCATCATAATTTCATCACTATCTTTACAACTAGCCAACCTCTCCATCTCAAACTCCATTCTATCTAATATATCTATAACTTCCCACAACCAAACATTCATCTGGCGGGGAGATAGATAAGCACTAGCTCGAAAATAGTCAGTCTTATACTCAGTTTTAGTTCGCCAAACTCCTACTCCATCAAATATCATTCCCTTAACTTCTTCTTCAGGATACAAACAATAGAGACAGTGGGTGTAGGTGCCATTTTGGATAGATAGGAGATGGCTATTCTCCCAAACCATAGCATTCTTGCCGGAGAAGCTAGAACCCTTGGTTTTCAAATCCATACTAACTTTCCTCCCACTACTCTTCTCTTCAAGCACACTATCCATCCTAAAGTGGAGGACTCTCTTCTCATCTACTGGAACAGTTCCAGCTATCTCAGTATACAATACTTCGTATTTATCAAAGTCATCAGCGTACTTGTCTACATACCCAATCATAGCTTGCAACCACCCATCTGGAGTCTTTCCCCCATATATTTCATCTGTATCTTCTGGAAAGACAGGGCGGTAGACTCTTAGGAATTCTTCAAAAGCTCCTTTGATTGATTCGTTAGAATAACCATGTAGCCATAAATATTCCTTAGCTTTATGGGCGGCCTCTCCAAAAGTTAGGTCGTTGTTAGGTAGGGATGATTTCCAACCTAGCAAGTGGCGATAGAAATATTTCCTCTCACAAGTTTGGAAGTCATCCTTCAATTTTGTACTATCCATAATATCCCAGGCAGAGTTGTAGGGTATAGGGTAGTCACTCATCTCTTCTTCTCCTTTCTAATCTTCTACTCAAAAACCAAATTCCTCTCTACATATTTACCACCAGTGTAGAGGAGGAGATTTAGTTTTTTATGTTTGTGGACGAAGATGCTACAAGCAACACTATTCATAATACTCAAGCCACTTAGTAGGATGTAGTCATCATCTGCAGAATTAGCTAATATTTCACTAAACTTTCTATACATAGAATTTGGAGATAACTTGTTCATTGACCCTTCAGAAAGAGGGATTAGTTCTCCAAATTCCTCGGCAGCTTCAAAGTTGTGACCGGATTTGTTTACTATGTAAACCTTCCTTTTATTAGATTCAACCATCTTATCACCCCTTAAACAAATTATTTGTTTAAGTTACAACATTTTTACAAAGATAGGAAAACGTGGGACTCTATTACCACTAGTTATGTGTTGGTATTTTACTAACACATCTCTATCAAGTAGCTCATCTTTAATCTCCCAAAGCTCCTCCCTATCTTCATCTTTGAGACCACTTCCCACACTAAAAACACTATCCTCATCAGAAGTTAGAATTAAGCTCCCTAATCTACCTTTCGGATTACCTTCTATATCCTTCTCCTCCTTCCACCCAATACACTTATAGATGTCAGTCTTTTTAGGTTTGAATTTCATCATATAAATACTTCTTTTCCTGACATAAGGAGCTTTTACATTCCTAACTACTATCCCCTCATATCCTTCTTCTATATACTTATCATAAATTCTCATAACCTCACTTAGGTTATTAGCTATCTGGTAAGGAACTACTCTTAAAGGTGGTTTGAGATATTTTTCTAACTCTACCAACCTCATTAGTCTAGATGCTTGAATAGAATTCTCATCAGCTATGTCAAAGATGTGATACTCTAATTCTTCATATCTAGGATGGAGAGTGACTCTTCTACTGGCAATCGAATGGATTAGTTCTATCCCGCCTTCTTGATGTAGGTGATGAGAGTAGAGTTCTCCATCTAACTCTACTTCTCCAACTACATCTCTTATTTCGTCTAAAGCTTTGATGATGTGAGGTGCTGAGAAGAAGAGATTTTCTTCACTACTCAATGGCATGAAGTAGGGAGGGTACTCCGAATTGCCGATGGGAATAGCTCTGCACCTCTCACCATCTAATTTTGGTTGGACTATATAAGGTGGAACCCATCTATCTAACCGCTTCTCCTCAAAAGGGTAAGCTAGCATTATATTCCTTCTACTCATTCTCTTCTCTTCTACTCCTTCTCTCCAAATTGTGTCTGTTTAGAAGTTTTTTAAAAGGGTGGGAAGCTAATCCCACCCTTTCCACTAGGAGGTCACAATGACAACTATGCCGCTTTGTTCTTCACTTTGCTCTGGAGTTTAGCGATGAGAGCGGCCAGTTGCTCATCACTCATACTTTCGGCCTTTTTCAGAGTAGTTTCAATCGGGTCAGAAGTTTTCCTCATTGAAACTCCCATCTTGTACTCGGCCAACTCCTTCGCAACCTCTTCCGTAGTCTTTCCCGCCTTCATCCTACTCCTCATGAGGGCTTGAATAGAGACTACGGCATTAGCACGTGCATTAGTAAGCACGGCCTCATCACCGTAGACTTGGATAGCCTCTTTTGCAGTAGTTGCAAAGGGGACTTCCACAGTCATAACTTGCTCTTTAGTTCCTTTCTCCTTGTTAGCTGGGACTCTAGCAGTTACTTTGATCTTGTCCATCTTTCTCTCCTTTCATTTTATTCAGGGAGTTATCTCCCTGTTTATTGGATATGCCCATTATAGCACATCTACCAAAAAATGTCAATATGTTATTTGGTAATATTTGCCACATTTAATACACCTTACTCTTATTCCTCCTTTCTAATATTTGTTGGATTAGAACTAGAGCTTCCTCATCAGTTACTCCATTAACTATCTTATCAATATCATACTCTTCTCTTATTCGCCTTTTTACTTCAACAACCTTCTTTTTAGAGTTAAACTTATTCAAACTAAGAGCTTCATCTGCCTCAGCAAATCTCACATAGTTCTTAGCATACTTCTCCTCAAGTTTACTAACCCTCTCCTTCAGTTGCTTGAGAGTTGGGTAGATCATCTTCAACTTTTGTCTAGCAGATTCCTTCCTCTCTTCTAGTTCCCTTACTTCATCTTCAGTTAGCATTATTCCACCTCTACTTCAATAGTCAAGGTTACTTTACCTATCTGATCAGTTCCAAAATTGTTAATCAAGCCCTGTCGCTTTAGGTAGATAGACTCAATCAAGTCACTATCACACCTAAACCTAACCGAGTGCTTTTTCTCTTCCCTCTGATTCATTTCTATAACAACACCTTCAGTACTCATATTACTCCTCCTTCATTTCTTCTCTATCACCCTCGTGATAGAGTAGTTATCAATACTACCATCAAAGTAGCATTGAAGGGACGGAATGCCGGCCCTTATCCTTCTACTTAGTTGAGTTATAAAGTTAGACCATGCCTCATCCTGACAACAAGCGTGAGTGTAGAGCTCAAACACTTGTTGGTAGTAGTTGAATAGTCCCTTGAATTTGTACCTAGCCATCTACTTCCTCAGGTTTCTTAGTTAATTCCTCAAGAATATGCGCTAGTCGTTCTATCTGAGAGCTAGATAGTTTACTCAGGTGTTGTTCTAGTAGGTATTGCTCCCTCTCTAGTTTGTATGCCACCTTGAACTCACTTGCCTCTTCTTTAGAAAAGCGGGCGACGATTTTAGCAATATCCCAAATCTTTTTTATATTCATTACTTATTCCTCCTTAGCTAGATCTCTGACAGCAGAGCGTAGATCTTTTATTTGTTCAGGACTCAGGGATTCTATAACTCTTACAATCCTATTACTATCCATCTTAGTCCTAAGAGCTGTTCTAAACTCATGACATTCTTCTCTGGAGAAGTTGGAAACAGTTTCGGCTATCTCCCAAATTCTTTCTCTATCCATATTTAACTCTCCTTTCTTTATCTTCTCCAAAAGTTCTTTCCAGCTTTTCTTCCCTACTGAATCTCGAAGGTCAATACACAGTTTGTTCCTGGGTAAGAGATTTCAAGTATTTCTTAATATGGATGTTGTATAGATTAGTTTGAAAGGCAGTCTTGAATTCACGTTTTTCTGCCTTTGTAAAATTGGAAATAGCTTCGGCTACTTTCCAAATCTTGTTTCTGTCCATATCTATTCCTCCTTCTTTTCTTTTTTAGGATCATCTAAGAGATGTTCTAGGTCTCTCTTCAACTTCTCCTCATACTCTACAAATTTCTTCTCTAAATTCTCCTTATTAACCTTCCTCCTCTCTACTATCTGTTCCTGAGTTTCTACTATTGGTGACTCATCTATTTGTTGGTTGCTAGGTTGGTTGTTAGGTTGGTTAGGTTGATTGACTTGAGAGAAGAACCTCTTTGCCTCCCTCTCTATCTCACTCATCATTTGTTCCTGGTTTAGGACATTCAGTTTTAGATTCCTAAGCCCCCTACCATCTGGGTTGAGATTAGCTTCTCCTCCAAAATATCTCTCTAAATAAATAGTTGCATCATTAGTAAATTGGATAGGTTGGACTATGTTGTTACTCACTAGAATGTGGTAGAGATCCTCTATTATGACTCTACCTAGTGAGCTTTTGCTAGATATACGAACTCCTCTCTCGTTATAATACTTGAGGAGAGTAGCTAATTGCCTCCTATCTGCCCTAACTTGTATAATACTATCATTCATCTCACCCTCCATACATTCCTACTTTTATTAGGCAGTATAACATTCCACTAACGAAGCCGAGAAGGTAGATCAACAAGTATATGACTACTTTCTCGATACCACTACTAGGTTTCCTGTATCCTTCCATCCCCGATGAGATAGTTCTTATTAGAGATGAAACATTAGTTATATTTTTCATGTCTACTTCTCCTTCGGTAACTTAAACAAATAATTTGTTTAAGGTGTTTAATCACCCACCTACCTTCAACCACTTTCCATTAGGTTGTTTCTCATAGGCTTGTCCTCTTCCTATTTCTAACCCAACTCCAACTTCCTTATGACAAGTACTACAAAGTAGTGCCCACGAACCTTCTCTAGTTTTCCCATCTATGAAGTAAAATTTAGACTCCTGCTACAGATTTGGCAAGAGCTAGGTTCATCACTAGTCCAATATTGTTCCTTCTTCATTTTCCTTCTCTCCTTTTTTGGTTGTCTAATATTCGTAAGGGTATTTCGGGAGAATAGTAATTACATGCTCCTCCACCATTCAAGTAGTTGTGATATTCTTCTGGAGTCATTATGTCATAGTCTACATAATAACTCCAGACAACTCCATCTTCGTCTTTAGCTTCATCAGCGAAGATGTGAACTAGCATGCCTTCTTCTTGAGCATTCAGAAGGTCATGCTTGAGTTGGGCTGCATTCCAAGCGTGCATATGCTGGAACATGGCCTTAATACGTTGTTCTAACAGAGTCATTCTTTGTTCCTTCTCCATTTTTCCTCCTATTCCACTTGTTAGGAAGGTATGCTTGGAGTACCTATCTACTCCAAGCGGTAGGTAGTTTGGTAGGATTGAGGATAGGCTCAGGTGGGTCATATCTACTTTAGTAGCTCTAAAGGAGTATTGGGAGAGTAGAACTCATTTACTCCTCCACAATATAGGTAGTTAGTATACTCGTTTGGACTCATCATGCTAAGGTCTACATGATAAGTCTGGAATTTGCCATCTTCATCTTTTAGTTCATTATGATAGAGATGAACTAATAGTCTCTTCTCCTCTGCCATCACTAATTTCTTTTTTAGCTCTTCCCTGTTCCAAGGATACATATCCTTGAATAGAGAATCCAGGTGCTCTTCTAACATTTTTTCCTCCTTCTACTCCATTTATTTGATCTTCCGGATTGCTTTGCTTTGATCAAAGCACTGCAATATTTGTGTTTTATCTCCATAGACGAGGATACCTTCTTCCAGAGCTTTTTTCTTGAGCTCTTTTATGGTTAACTTTCCTAAGGGATGTCTCATAGTATACTCTTTTTTATCTCTCATACTAACACCTCCTCTCCCACTATTTTAATCCATTATATCATATCTACCTCCGCTTGTCAATACCTACAACCAATTTTTTGTATGCCTACACTCATTTTATTTATTACACCCATTGTATGCATACAATCATTGTACTTATGTATGCTACCCCCCCCCCCAATTCCAAATCCGTTTGTTTAAGGTGTTACAAACATAATCTCTACTCCATATGTAACTACTAACTATATTTCTAGAGATATATTCTGTATGTAGTATATATGTTGTGTGTATGTATATGTTGTTAGTGTATGTTATGTATGAGTTCCTAAACAAATGTTTTTTGGCCGGCCCATATATGGACATGGGGGGTGGCATACATAAGTACAACCGTTGTAGGCTTACATACATACAACCAATAACCAATGACCATGATCATATCATGATCGCTGATATTATAATGGATATGATATACGAGTGATAATGGGTCTGATATGCCCGTGACACGGCGATATTGATACAAATCATATATGTCCCAAACAAAACGTCCATACAACCCAAATGTGTCAATGACAAAGGAAGAGAGCTAGCTCAATCAAATGAACTAGCTCTCTCGAGTGTCATGCCTTCTAGCTAGTTAGTATTACTTCCTAAGTCTCTCTTGAAGCTTCCTCAGTAATACTAAGGCTTGCTCCTCATCTAGTTTGTCAACATCGGGCATTCTAGCCTGACGAGGTCTAGTTGGTTCGGGAATATAGGTGAACTCACTTGGAATTTCACCTTGAGTCCGCCAAATCTTTTGACATTCAATGACTAGAGATTTGGTTGCATACCGATCTAGGACCTGTTGGAGTGTCAATCTAGACAGATCAACACTTAGTTCTGTTACCGTACCCTGATCTTTAGGAATTGAATCATCTAGCCTGGTCTTGCACTTTTTGTGTAAGATGATTCCTTCTAACTTATCCTCTAAATTCATCTTGTTTACCTCCTAGTATTTTATTTGAATAAGCTAGAAGGCATGACAATCATTGTTGGTATTCCTAGTCCATTGGTTAATTGGCTAATTTACTGTATAATTACTAGGTGATAATATCTCCATATATTCGTCAAATTGGTCTTCGGTGATTATGCCGGCATCGGCTAGAGCAGAAAGATATCCTTCAACCCATGTTTGGTTAAAGTCCTCTTTACATATACGGTACAATCGTTCTAGATATGTCTTTCCATTATCCATATTGTCACCCCCCTAGAGATAATATGGACTAGGAATACCAAACAATTAAACCAATATCCAATTGTCAAAGAACATACCATCAAAATGATGGTATTTATGATTACAATATATCACCTAGAAATATAATGTCAACACCAATGAAATAGACCAATGGGGGAGAGTGAGCTAAATCCGCCGTGGGTTGTTACATTCGCGAAATGTCCCAGAAATACTAAAGCCACATTTCCCCACATTTATGTCATCTCGATAACCAACCAGTAGGTAGTCTAATAACCTAGTAATTGGTGTGGATAACTTGGACAAATAATTTGTTTAAGTGGTGATATTTGTGGCAAATAGTTCCTTGACAAACAACCGAAATTGTGGTACACTCAAGGCAGAATAGGAGAATTGTATTATGTATGGGTTTGAGAAATTAGAGAGAAGAGATAGGAGGAGGGCAGAGCCAGGGAAGAAGAAGATGTATCAGATCAAGAACTTGTGGTCTCAGCATAATGAGATGTTGAGGCTTAAGTTGTTGGGAGTTAGTAATGTTAGGATAGCTGAGATGTTAGGAATGTCCAAGGAGATGGTTTCTATAGTGATGAATTCTGATATTGCTAAAGCAAAGTTGAAGGTTATGGAGGGAGCTAGGGATGCGGAGACTTTAGATGTGGCTATAGAGATTAAGAAGATGATCCCTAAAGCTCTTAAGATATATGAGGAGATTTTAGAAGACCAAGAAGGTAAGATTTCGATGAGTCTTAAGAAGAATACGGCAGATACTATAGTTAAGGATTTGGGAGGTTATGAGGCTCCCAAAAAACTAGCTGTTGGACACTTCTCGGTGGAGGATATAGAAGCTATCAAGCAGAGAGGGAAGATGTTGGCTAGTGAGATGGGGAATATAGTAGATGTGTAATCAACCCGTGGGAGATCATGAGAAGCATGAAATTGGAGATCATGAGAAGCATAGGCTTATTAGGATCATGAGAAGTGTGAATGTAGGTTGAACTGTGAGACTTAGGGAGAAACAATCTAAATTTGCGGAGCTACTACCTATCCTAATCTCCTACATCTACTCTTGCGGGTATGAGGTTAGTTTAGGCGATGCCTGGGCGAAGAGTGGGCATGTAGAGGGGAGTTTTCACTATAAGAGGTTGGCGATAGATCTCAACCTTTTTAAGGATGGAGTTTATCTTAGAAGTTGTGAAGATCACAGAAGGTTTGGTGAGTTTTGGAAAAGTTTACACCCGCTCTGCTCCTGGGGTGGAGATTTTAGGAATAGGGACGGCAACCACTATTCATTTGGGGAGAGAAGATGAGTAATGTTATTGGAGAAGGTATTGGTTTGATTAGAGATGGGTTAAAGAGGATTTGGCCTGAACCTATGAGTAAAGAGAAGGAAGCAGAAGTTAATGCCTTAATAGAAAGTGGGTTTAGGAACTTTGTGGTTCAATATGAAGGGGCCATGAAAGACTATAAGGATATTCCCCTAATTGGGCCAGCAGTGCTTCTGTTTAGGGGTTTAATTAGACCCACCTTCACCTGTCTAGTTGGTTATCTCGACTACTTATTCGTAACTGGAACTAACTTCACCCAACCTCAAGCGGAGCTAGTTAAGTCTATGACTATAATAGTCCTCTTCTTCTGGTTTGGTGAAAGAGCTGTGAAGAATTCAGGGTTATTAGACACCCTATCTAATTTCTTCAAGAAGAACTAGTTATGGGGCTCAACTTGGGAATAGATTTTGAAGCTGTCAAGAATGATTCTGAGTTGAGAGATATCTTAGCTCTCTGTAGTGTTAGTACTAAGATGACAGCTAAAACCCTATTTCCAGATAGGTTTTTCTCCAAATTTGCAAAGAACATCCACGACCCTATATTTGAGATGATAGATTCTGATGCTCCTAGAGTAGCTATAGCTGCTCCCAGGGGTTTTGGAAAAACCTCTATTGTTGGACTAGCTTATGCGGGGAAGAATATCTTATTCCGACAAAAGAAGTTTATAGTTTATGTTAGTATGAGTTTTGATGCAGCTTGTTCTCAAACTGAGAATTTGAAAACTGAACTATCAACCAATATTGGAATTAGAAGTTTGTTTGGTAGGATTAAGACGAAAAATGCCGCTGGAATGGATGAGAGTTTTAGTAAGAAGTCTTGGGTAGCTATAGACACTCTCGTCTATCCTAGAGGTAGTGGCCAACAAGTTAGGGGTATGTTATATAGGAATTCTCGACCTGATCTGATAATAGTGGATGATTTGGAAGACCCAGAAACTATTGAGAATGAGGATATTAGGAGGAAGAGAAAGGAGTGGTTCTTTGCTGATTTGATGAAGGCAGTTAGTAGATTGGAGAAGGGGTGGAAGATAGTTTATATTGATACCCTAAAACATGAGGACTCCCTCTTACAAACTTTGCTTGATTCTAGTGATTGGGAGAGTATTAGATTAGAGGCTTTTGATGATAACTATGAACCTACCGCTCCCGAATTTATGAGTCGGGAGGAGATACTTACTGAGAAGAAGGCTCATGAAGAGAAGGGGATTTTAGATGTTCTATTTAGGGAATATAGAAATCTCCCCATCTCTACTGAAGATGCTAGCTTCAAAAAGGAATACTTCCAATATTATAATGAGGCAGAGTTAGATAAGAGTAAGATTGAAACTGTTATAATGGTTGATCCTGCTAAGACTGCCAAGTTACAAAGTGCTGATTCTGCAATAGTAGCCGCTGGGTTGGATTATTCGACTAGTAGTATTTACGTTAGAGACATAGTTTCTGGAAAGATGTATCCTGACGAGTTGTATGATGAGATGTTCTCAATGAAGCTTAGGATGAATGCTCACACTATTGGAATTGAAGTTACGGGGTTGGAGGAGTTTATAAAACAACCAATTAAGAATGAGATAGTTAAAAGAGGTCCTATGTTTGCTTTCGAGCCGATTTGGTTGAAAGCGAGAGGCGGGCCAGCAGATAGTGGTAATCAGAAGGGTAAGCTCAAGAGAATAGCCGCACTAGTACCATTCTACCGACAAGGTTATATCTACCACAACAAGACTTGTTGTGATGTGTTAGAGTCCCAACTCCTAATGTTTCCCCGTTCCAAGAGGATGGATGTGATGGATGCTTTTGCATATGTTATTGAGATGATGGAGTTGGGTGAGAGATACTTCAATCCCCCTATTGAGTCTAATGCTGATATAGAAGCTGAGTATAGAGAGTTAGAGAAGGAATACGAAGCTCCCCTTGATGGATGGAGGATTATATGAGGGAGATTAGTGATTTTATTGGAATTGGAATAGCTGGGTTACTCAGTATTTTGTGGTTTGATATTAGGAGTTTTAAGAAAACTTTTATTACTAGAGATGAGCATGATAATGTTTGTAGGATTAAAGAGTTAGAACACAGAGAGTCATTTAGAGAGTATATAGATGCTAAGTTTGAGGAAATAAAAGTTTTGATTAAAAATGGCAATTCTAAATCCTGATATGTTCAATCCAGTCCAGCTTTGGGCTAGACTTGGTGGTGGTAAGGCTTTGAGATTTATTAT